AAGGATGCTATAGATGTTATACTTCCTTAGGATGTTATACATCCCTCTTAAGAAGGATGTTATAGATGTTATAGATGCTATACACCCTAAGGATGTTAGGGATATTAGGGATGTTAAAGGCTAAGTGCGTTAGATGTGTTATATTGGGTCTGATTATACATGTTATTGCTAGGTAGCAGTTGGAAATAGGTGGTAAGGTGAGCAGTAGCAGCAACTTAGGGCATAGTGGGGAACTGCGTATAATATATTATCTGTATAGTGGGCGACGCACCAGGCGGGCGGCATTATGTATACCTGGAATCCGTTTGAGAATCGGCAACGTAATTCCCTCCGACCTGAATCCCGGAGGGGGGTAGCGTCTTGTATATATATACCCCACACACTTTTTTGTAGTATTTTACACTTCTGTTGGTTATATTTGTGAGTCATGAAACAGATACCATTTAAGGTTAGGTCGGCGGATGGTCCTTTTGACGCTCTTATGACGATTCCATCGAGCGAAATATGGACATGGACTAATGGAGAAATCAGGGAAATCTTTGATCGCGCCAAAGCAGACATTGTAGAGGGCCGAGTAACAGAAGTAACAGACTTGGATGACTTTCTTGATAAACTATAGGGGTCTTGAATCTGTGATCCGATACCAACGAATTTGATTGGGTCTCGGATGGCCACATTTAACTCATTGTTTATATGCGGCTTAAGCATTCCGTGTTCGGGGATTCACAGGATTCCTTGTCCACGTCCCCTCATGCCGAGGGCGGAAGCCATCCCCCGGCCAGGAATAACCCTTGGCGTGGTTTGGTACCAAATAGGGGATAAGGTGCCGTGACAGGGCTGTGAGGGGGTTTGCTGGGGATTACGGGGTGTGGTATCAAATGTCTTGCATAGGGGTGGCGGATTTCGTAAAATGCGAGGATGAAAAACCTCAGTCGTATTTGGGTGTGGATTCTGTGTCTTTTGGGGATGCACAAGCCGGCTCATGCCCCTTTTATGTACCTTGAAGATCTCATTTGCAGAAGGTGTTGGGGGTATCTTGGTTTGAATGATGATGATCCAGAACTAGGCAGGAGGGAGAGATAGATGAAATTATTTAATATTGCTGGGGTTAAGCCTATTAATGGCAATGATTCCCGGCACGGTTGGATAATGGTGCTGGAGGATAATGGCGCAATTTATGGTTGGAGCGACCACCGATATAAAAAATTGCCTATTGGCAAGTGGATAAAGTTTGCCGGGAATAACCGAATGATAAAATCTACTATTGCTCCCGTTGGTGATGTTAAATCATACCCGAATGGATTCCATGCTATTTTTGGGCGTATTGATAGGGACGATTTGGATTATGCCCAACTCCTAGTCCCTAAGTGGGCAGCCATTAAACATAAAAAGGCAATGAAGGTTAAAGAATTAAAAGTTACTTTGAGGGGGATTGAACACGCTGGGGAAATGTTAATGGGGGATCATGGCCCTGATTATCTGGGCTGTGTCTGCCGGGAGATTAGAATTAGTGCTTAACCGGACTATTGCCGAAATTCAGGGGGCATATACTAATGAGACTGACCCGTTGGTATTTGAGGATTTGTTGGTGATGGAGAAGAAGGGCAAGAGGCGCAAGGTTTTGAAGCGATGGCTGAAAGAGAGGATAAAATCTCTTGAGCCCACACAGGATTTTCGTAATTCGGCTTACACAACTCTCAGCAAACCCCCCAAGGACAAAATAACCGGGATTCCCATCATTGGCTAAAACCCGAATCATTGCCAAGGTTGAGCACACCGTTTACGATTCGATGGCGGAGTTCAAGGCTGCTCATCCTGATGGCCTGGTGGCTTTAGAGTGGCGCAAGGGGCGTGAAGGTGATTGGGTCTTGGCTGATGACGGGACGGTTATGCAGGTCTTGAAATTCGGGGGGGTTACTTCTAAGTGCCCGCGAGAATATATCCGCACGGCTACCGGAACTTTTATACTGTCCCCCAAAACCCGGCTTGACAGTACCTTCAGGGAAAATATTCATAGTTTCGGGGGGCGTTGGCCGAGAGATAACAGGCCGTCAGCCCGGGAGCGGGCCTTTTACGCCTATGTCATTCTTGGGTGCAACCCAGTTAAGGCTTACACGGAGATATTTAAGTCGAAAAATGAGGGCTACGCCAGGAATCAATCCTATTTGCTACTTGGGAGAACAAGCATGGTAAGTGCAATCAGAGACAGTATTGAGAAAGCCGGGGGGAAAACCGGCGCAACGCTGGAATGGGCAATGGGTTCGATCAAGGAAACCGTTGACGGCAGTGTGGACGAGAGGGTCAAGCTTAAAGGGGCGGACATGATTGCCGAATATCATGGGGCCAAGGGGAAAGATACCGCGCCCCAGGCAGCCCCCGCTGGCGCTTTCCAGGGATTTGGCGAGGAAGCACTTCCCGAAGGAGAAAAGAAACAAATCCCCGAACAGACGCAGGGGTTAGAGATTTTCCCCGCTACCGATGAATCAGTGGGGGAGCAACAACCCCAACAACCAGGGAGTTAATATGTCAGCTCTAGATCAATCAGTGAAAAATGTAATAAAAACCCTTGAAGGGAAAAATGTGAATTTTCAGGAGTGGCTTGAACAGGAGAGAGACGGGAAGAATCGCAAAACTCTAGTCAAGTGGCTTGAAAAACAATGTGCTCAGAGTCCTCAAGTTCCACCCCAGGCGGAGGAAGAGTCCGCTACGGATGATCCTGCCCCGGAAGTTGAGTCAGTCCATGTCGAGCCGGAACCGTCCGCACCTGTAGTTGAAGCGATAGATGTTGTAGGCGGCGGAGAGATGTCAATTAGCGACCTCATCGCCGTATTGAGCGAAAAACGCGATAGTTGGCAGCGGGCAGCAAGTTGTGGGCTGGAGAATATCCGGGTGCATCTGCCGGAGATTAAAATAACGGTTCGATGACCGTCTATTTCTGCACCCCCTGTAACCGCGAACACGTCTTGGAAGAGATGGGGGGTAAGCTGTGCCGGGATTACGTCTATTACACCTGCAAAGATGACTTGCCTAGTTTCGGATGGTATTTCCTCCCGGGTGATTTCAGGCGGAAATTTAAATCTCCGCCCTTCCATAAAGAAGTTGGGAACCGAATGGTATCTTCTGACCCTGGTCTGCATCTGGCCCTTATCGCATGGCGCGATTCCGCTAAATCCATGATGGCTAAGGCTGCACTCCTGAATCATCTTGGTTATCGCAAAAGGGGGAGCCGAGAGAATGTAGTGTGGCTTTGCGAGACTGAAGATCAGGCTGTAGATCACATTAAGTATCTTCAGAGAAATCTTGAAACAAACCCGGCCTTCAGGTACTATTTCGGTGATTATTACGGGCGGGGGAATTGGACAAAGCGGGGGTTTGAAACCGAGCGTGGGGATTTGTTCAGGCCGTTAGGTATGACACAGAAACCGCGCGGACGCTCCCATTTCGTCGATTGGGAAGAAGGCTCTACGAGAATCACCAAGTTAGTCTTGGATGATTTTGAATCTGAGAATAACACCAAGACGAGAGAGCGAAGAGCATATAATAAAGCCTTTGTTTCGGGTGCCCTTCTGCCGACACTGGATAAAACCCCCGGCAAAGAGGGCGTTGCGTGGCTTTTAGGTACTTTAGTGGCCCACGACACTTATATGTCTGATCTTGATAAAGAATTTTCAAGCCTAACCGAGGGGGAGAAGAAAGATTTCTGGGAAGTGTTCCGCTATCCCGCTACATTGGATGGTGCCCTTACCGATCATAGCATCCCTACCTGGCCGGATAAATTCCCCGTATCGGAACTACGCAAGATTAAACGCAGAGACTTCTTTCTTGCGCCCAACCGATTCTGGATTGAGTATATGCAAGACCTTGATAATCCGGAAGATACATCAGTGGCATTGGAGAGCATTCAGTATCATTCGGCAGAGTTTGTCTCCAGGGGTGGCTTTACTTATTTGGTAATTGGCGATAAGGCGATCCCCGTTTACATTTATATCGGAGTTGATCCGGCAGGCATTGGGGAATCAAAAAAACATGATTATCACGCTATTGTCGTTATGGCTGTTGATGGCGAGAGAAATAGATATGTGCTGGAAATATTCAACGAGCACATGCCACTTTACGACGTGGCTCCGGTTCTTCTAAGGCTTGGGGAGAAATATTCTCCCGTAAGGAGGGTTAACGTAGAAAAGAACGCCGCTGGCCACCTTTTCAAAGACTTGGTTTCACGGAAATCAATTAGCGAGTCAACTCTTTTGCCAGGGTTGTTTGAAGGTATCCCTGCTCCGCCTGGCGTTGAAAAGTCCGATAGACTTATTTCCTGTTACGGGCGACTTTTAAGGGACAAAAAACTTTTCATCAGGCATGAGCATGACATATTGATGAATCAGATGAGGGGGCTACCAAGTCCACAAAATGATGACGCGCTTGATGCTGGCTGGTATGCGGACTTTTACGCAGGCGAACTCTACCCAAGTTCTCCCTGCTTCCCGGTGGATCAGATGGGAGAGAAGTCGCAAAAAAAGAAGGTCAGACGAAGAAGCTGGCGTGATTCCGTCTGGCAAGGGATAGACTGGCGTACAGGAGTTAGGGCATGAAGATTTCAGGGGAAATCCGCCGCTACTCCGAAGAAAACGGTTGCGTCTTACATCAGAGACCCTGGAGAAAAAAGCATGATGGTTGTGAATGGTTCTTTGGCGATCTTGACTTGCGTCGAGGTGGTGATGCTCTCGCATACAGGGTTTTTGAGTTTTCCGAAGAGAAAGCGCGGTTATTTGACGAGGCTTGCGAGGGGATGTTGAAGGATGGCAAATTACGGTACTTGGGCCCTGCAATGGGGGATCAAGGGGCAATTTATGATTTTCGCACAGGGGTGAGAGTATGAAGGCAATTTATGATTATTGCATAGAAGTGAGGAGATTGTGTTCGCGGACTGAAGATGATATGAAAAGATTTGCTCGTAGGGCAAATATTGAGATGGCGGAATTCCAAACCAGAGTCAAACGTGATATTTGCTTCTGGAATTACATGAGGAAGATGAAAGTTCCTCAAAACATTGATTGAGGCCAAGAATGTTACAAAAAATGTACTTTGATAAAGACGGGAACCTAGCAGGCCGGACTGGGCCGCTAGGCAGGGGGAGAACCGTTTACTTCATGGGGCGAACCGTTGATATCCCCGAAACGTTGGTGTACGTTTATAAAGATGGGGGCGGCCCCATCCCCATGTTCATCAATCTAACAGAGGGAGAAATTGAGGAGCGACTAACGACATTAGTAAAAAATGGGCATAAATTCGAGTTTCTCTCGCTATTATTCCCTAATGGCAAACAGTTTTGCCCAGTCCTTTATCCTGATCGTTCAAAAGATGGATTTTTCCCAGATGAATGGACTGGCAAACACGCCCGGATTTATGAGCGTCTTGAATATAAGAGAAATCTTGGGGAGTGGCAGGAGATTGAGGATTCGTATAAACTTATAGAATTACCTGAAGTATAAAGAGGAGATCCTAATGTGTCCTAAGTGCAAGAGCAGGGCGCGGGTGCCATTTCCAGCCCATGTGATTCACGAGCGTTATTGGACTCGGAGGGATGGGCTGTTCAAAAGGGGTCGTATTAAAATCATAACTTTTGCCACTACCTTTTACTGCTCCAACTGCGGTTATGAATTAGGGAGATATGGATAAATGCCAATCCGACCCATTATATCTGAAAGGCTATTGAGTGAACTCTATCAGCTCCTGAAGTGTTTGGTTGTGCTTAATTTGCTTATCTGGGTGTTTTTAAAATAAGGACATTATAATGCCTATTGTTCCTGTAGCAGACGACCCCCGCGCTGAACATAACCTCAATCTTTATCGCAAAGACCGGGATGCCCGGATAGCTTCGGGCTGGGATGATAAAGCTAGAGAGGATATTGATTTCTGGCTTGGGAATACCTATAGTGGGAAAGAATCCCAGCAGAAAAAGCAATGGGGGCAGGACGATCCGAGCATAGATCGCGTTTATGCCGGGATTGAGAAATTCAAATCGTTGCTCACCGCCAGAAGGCCGAAATACCGCATCGTAGGTAGGGAGAATTCCGATCAACGCATGGCGTTTGTGCGGCAGTCTATCATGGACTACATCTGGGATATTTCTGCCGGGAACCTGCGAATACGCCGGACTTTGCACGATTACAGCACAACTGGGCTTGGTTATGAATACACCTATCTTGACAAGGATGCGGATTACGGCTTGGGGGATGTTAAGATCAAGGACGTTGATCCGTTCAGGGTGTATGTCCCTTTAATAACAGCAGACCGCTTCCACGAAGATACCGCCTATCAGATACTTTCGACTATTCTCCCCGCCGAAGAGTTGACCTGGCTTTTCCCCGAACTTGGCTATGTTTCTAATGACGGGAAGTTGAATGGTATTCTACACGATCTTGCGCCCTACCTAGAAGATGATTATCCGGCAAGTTTAAGAGTTAATACGACCGGCTCTATAACGCCGGATAAAATTCGTGATATTGATCCCTCGACCCTGCGTTATCAAGTTCTGGAACGATTCTATAAACTCAAGGTGCCGTTCATTAGGATCTTTAATGCAGAGACAGGGCAGAAATGGGTACTTTCCGAAGCTCAGTACGATGCTTTCTCGGAGATGGCCGGTTCCATCCCCGGCGCTAAGAACTTGAAAGAAGTCGAAATCACCCAGCCCAGAATCGGCCATGTTGCTACTGTCGGCCAGCACTTTCTCTATGAGGAAATCCTGAATACCGACATATATCCCCTCGTCCCATTCCCTAATGTGGATACGGGGACGGTTTTGCCGGACAGCGACATTACCAGGGTTAAAGACCCTCAACTGTTGCTTAATAGGATCTTCTCACTTATCCTGCTCCATGCCCAGAACTCTGCCGGTCTTAAACTAATTTATCCCAAGGGGTCGTTTGAGAACGAGGACGACATTGAAACGCTCTGGGCGCAGCCCAATGTTGCGCTGCCGTTCAATCCCGCTGCGGGGGGCAAGCCAGAGGCTTTTCAGCCCATTCCCTTATCTGGGGAGTTTTATCAATTGGTCAATCAGTTAACCTTCCAGATAGATTTTCTGTTGGGGATTCCCGAGATATTGCATGGATTCCCAGAAAAGGTGCCGGAGACAGCTAGGCAGACGGTGCTTCTGTCAGATTTTGCCCAAGGACGCCCCAAATCGAAACTCCAGGACATAGAGTTCTCGCTGGGGCAACTTGGCAGGGTAGTCCATAACTATGCAATGGGGCATTACAGCGTGGAAAAACTTTTCAGCATTGCCCAGGCCAATAATGACCGCGAAGGAATCATGGAAGGGTTTTACGACGACAGGTCGGCAGCTATTAAGGCCATTGATCGGGACAGGGTGCTGAGTCAGTATGATGTGCGCTTCCAAGGCGGGTCTACGCTTCCTAATGACGAGTTGGCTGATTTGAATATGTGGCGTGAACTTTACCGGGACGGGCTGGCGACCAAGAAGTATGTCTGGCGTGCCCATCCCGCCCTGTTCAATGCACGAGAATTGGACAAAGAGTTTGGTGAAATATCCACGCTGGCCCGTGAAAATGAGGCACTGCAAGCTCAGGTCAAACGATTAGGGGGCGACCTGCAGACTACTCAGCGCGAAGCCCTACATGCCAGACTGGATAAGGTTGTCAGCAGGTATGAAACTGCCTTTAACAAGATTCTAGCTGAGGCCGAGGCTGGGAGAAAGATTGAAGTCTCCAAGTTTAGAGAGTTGCAGAAAGCCCTTAAAAAGGAACACGACGTTGCCATCAGGGAGATTGCTCTGGCTGCCGACTCATTTACCAAACAGGTTGTAGCAGAGGCCAAGTAATGGATGGACCCTTTCAGAATCCTTATGAGCGGGAGGCTAGAGAGATGCGCCCGTCTGTCAGGGGACGGGAGCATCTTAGGATAAAAAGGGACTATGACCCGCTACCGGAAGTTGATGAGGAGACCATCAGTGACATTAAATCCCCTTGGCTAAAGCGGGTTTTTCTGAAGAGAGCACGGCGGCGGAATAAAAAACTTGCGGCTGACAGGAAGTCAAGATAAATTGATGGTTGCGGAAAATATGAACAGAAGTCTTCTGGATAGGCTTTTGGAACTTTTGATTCGCTGGGTTGCTTTTCAACATGGAGGCCCGGATTATACGGGGCCGGTAACTTTTAACTTTAATCAGGGGAAACCCAACAGAGAGACAATTTACTTGAGAATACGGGCTAAGACCTAAATAGACTAGGGCCATTGTACCCATTCAAGCCCCTCTATCCGTCAAGCGACGGGTGGTGGGGTTTTTTATTATGAGCAAAAATTAAGAACTGGTTCAATGCGTTATGACAACGGAAAATCAGAGAACAAGCAACAGGGGAGTAAGTGATTCTGGAGCAATGACAGCATCTTCAGAAACGCCTTCCGAAAGGAGAATAAAATGTCCAGCATACTTGCTGTAGAAAGGCCTGATGAGACCGACTTGGGAGAAGAATCTGGAGCAACCGCAGCGCCTTCAGGTGAGACTTCCGAGGAAAGTGGGGGAATTGAGGCGGCCGCGTATCGGAAACTTCAGGGTGAAAACGACAAGCTTAGAAGCCAATCGGACAATTTGCAAAGCGAATACGATGCTTTCAAGCAAGGAGTAGCACCCAAGGAGCAATTCTATGATGCGTTTCGGAATAGACCTGAATGGATCCCTGTAGTACAGAAGGCCATTGAGGGCTATGAAAAAGGCGAGACCGGAGTTGTGCAAGAGGGGTTCAATCCTGAAGAGGATTTTGTCTCTGAAGAGGCTTATAGACCTGGAACGCCATCTTGTAAGTACCGCGAAGATAAAGAAGATAGGCGGATACAAAAAGCGGTTAGTACCGCTGTAGGTGGCATTCGTGAGGATATGCTTATGAGCCAGACCTTGAAGCAACTTGCCGCCGATGGGATGCCTGACGAAGTTGCTAGTGGATACATGGACTTCCTTAGCAATCCCGACAAGTATCCCGGCGGCAAGGAGCTCCTTATGGGGCCGATGGCAAAAGCCTTTGCGCAGTTTAAATCCGGCAAACCCGATGAAGGGACGGTTGCTGAAGAGGCGGCTGCAACGCAGGGTTCGTATCCGTCTGCTGGAGCTTATTCCGGTGGGGCAGAAGCGCCTCGTAGTGAAGTCGATAAAATAATGGACAACATTGTAGCAACCGGCCATAAACGATCAATTCTTAAAAATCCAATGTAAAATCCGCCAGAGGGCGGATAGAAATGAGGCAAAACTGTGGCAATTAACACTGGAACACTGCGGGCCTATGACATCACTGCTGCCGCTACGGCGGCTGGTGAAGGCACAGCTCCAGATCAACGAAGGATATACAACTTCGGTGACCGGATTATCAAACTTAATCCCAACGCACAGAAGTTTCTGACCTTCCTAATGGCACTCCGAAAGTTCCCAACTGACGATCCGGTCTTCAGGTATCTTCAGGACAGGCGAGCTACTTCCTGGACGGGCCGCGACTTCTATTTGGCGGCTGACGTCTATAGTTCGGCCACCGTTTCTGAGGGATCGACCTATGCCTTTAGCGTAGACGATGGTACGTCTGCCAGTATCGACTGGCTGAAAAATGGCGACTTGTTTAACGTTATTACAGCTTATGGTACCAGCGGCTTTTCGGCAGTCACCGTAAGAGTGGAGGGGGCCGTTACCGATGCCGGTGCGACCTCGACATTCAACGGTAAGATCATCCAAGTAGCTGCGGGTGGTGTCGCAACAGGAACGTCAGATCAGCTCGACGATGGTGATCGTTGCCAGTATGTCGGCAACGCCTTCGACGAAGATGCGGGAGCGCCGGATTCGGTCAGCGAAACCCTGGGCGATGCCTTCGGTAACTGTCAGTACATCAAGCACTCGTTTGAAATGACAGAAATCGCTATTGCGACTAAGTACCGAGGCTACGGCAATGAGTGGAATCCGCTCTGGGAGCTGACGATGGCAGAGCATAAGGCATCGTTGGCCCGGACAATGCTAATCGGTCCCCCAAAGGGTACGGTCAGCAATATCCGCTATTCCGACTCGCTCTTTGGCATGATCCTGGATAACGGAACATACGTCACTGACAACTCGGTTCTGTCATACTCTGCGGGGACACCGTTCCTGCGGACAATGGCGGCATCTGAGGCTATCTACGACCGTTTCGTTACGGACTTCCAGGTCATATACGATCCCGCAAGGGGTAGTTCGGAAGAGAAGATCGGGCTATGTGCAATGGATGTATGGACCTATTTCAACAGGTTCGTATCCGGCTCGGGTTATCTGGATCAATCAGTCAACGGGACTGAGGTCAGGTTTAACCGCCCGCTACCGCTTACACCTAATGAGGCGGTTCTGGGCATCAAGGTGAATACTGTCGAGACCGGAAACGGTACGATGCACCTGGTACGGGAAGCGATCCTTCGTGGTCCTTATCGTCAACTCCTGCTACTGGCGGACATGAATAACTTGGCCTACCGGCCACTGGTTGGGAACGGTCTGAACCTTGACACGAGGGTCAGAGCCAATGTCCAGAATCCCGATGAACCCATTAGGAAGTATGTGATGGAAACCGTTGCCGGTCTTGAGATTGGCATGGAAGAATCGCACATGGCCTATATCATAGAGGGGCTGTAAAATGGCAACACCGATTAAGAAAGGCGTAAAAACCGATTTCCTGAACAAAGCCTCTGGTGATTTCATGCGTATGTACTTGCTACCTAGCACGGTTTACGCAAGTTGGGCTGAGGCTAATCCCTATGGGCAACTCCTGATTATGGGTAAGGACGGTAACGTCGCCCAGACTGCGGGTCAGTCGTTCGACATGGGCCTGCAAGATGGCGAAGCCTACGGCATCGCCGCTGTTGGATTCTATGGCGATGATGACGGTGACGATCTTGGTTCTCAATGGGCACGGCTCGTTGAGGCCCAGGTTACACTTACTGTTAGCCAGACCGGCAACACAACGCTCATGGCGTTGCGCGGGTGCGTTTGCCTAGTAGCCGATGTCCTGCCGACTCCTGATGCGTTCACTTCTGGCGTTGAGGGGCAAATCGAGCTCCTTGGCGACTGTGTAATGACGGCAGACTCTGCGGACGCCGTTGGCATGTCCGCTGGTCGGTTTATCGTTTCATGCGCGGGGAATGTAACAGTTCGCAGGGAGTTTGTTCTTTCTGGCGTAAGAGCTGAACTCGCGGTTACTAATGGCAAGTCCATTACACAGACAGGTTCGTCTGGTTCTCTTGTCGAAGGTGCATCTGCGGCTTTTGTGGCTGTATGTAAGACGGGGACTAGAGGCGACTTGTGGGACGACGCTCTGTATATCGACGGCGCTAACAACGCTCTCGGATTCCGGGCTGTAGATGATAACTACAGTTGTGGGATCAAGGCAGAAACGTCAACACCGTCAGGAGCTAAAACTCATAGCATCAGAATCAATGCAGCCGGTACCGCCGGTTACATCATGGTGTATGCGGCTGAAGGCGGTTAAAATAAAGGGGCAATGAATGAAAACGCTGGAGCTGAAAGAGTTCAAGGCTACTATGACAGATGGGAATGGCGAAGTCCAAGAGGCCCTTGTGTCCTACAAGGACTTGATTCAGGGGGCATTGAATTACATCCCCAGGGATCAATTTGGGCAATCTGTGGGACTTTCCCCAGATGACATGCGCCTTAGAATCAGGGTACTTGACAAACTCGACAATGGTGAAAAGACGGTGACTCTTGATGATGAAGATGTCAAGGTCATCTTCGAGTGTGTTAATGCACAGAAGTTCATTAGGGTCGATAAAGGTTTGGTGGAGTATTCCGATTACATCCAAGAACTCTACGCAAGCGAAGGCGAATAGTTCAACCTTAATCTCTTGCAGTAGATTTGGGGTCGTCGTAAGGGCGGCCCCATAAAACTGCCCTGAAAGGGACTTAGTTCTTTGAAATGATACTCACGCCGCATTTTGTGATGCTACTGATGCCCAGAGCTGGCAGTACGTTCTGTGAAAGGGTGATTACACGCACAATGCCAACAGCAATGATGCACGCCACCCCTGCAATCTGGGCGACTATCGGTGGATTCACGAAGCACAACTACCGTGGCGAGATGCCTCTTGAATATAAGTTTCATCAGGTTGTTGGAGTTAAACGTAACGTGCTGGATTTATGGGCTTCGTGGTATTTTTACGAGATGTGGGATGAGATGTTCGACAACAATGTCCCTTGGCCTGGTAATGTTTCCTTTGAGGAATATTACAGAACGGTAGAAAACACTGGGCGTAAACTCGTTAGGGCTAGTTCTGCTAGCGGATTCGCCAGGGATTTCTATGAAGCCATGTTTGGCAATGTTGGAGATGTCAGGTTTCTTGATTTCTCGAGCTTGAATCTTGAGGTTTACCGCCTGTTGAAAGAATATGGGCATGAAGACAAAAGGATTCTTGCGGAGCCGCCGATGAACGCTGATACGTGTAGAAATGGGCGGCATTGGGATAGTGTTATCAGCAAAGATATGGCTGAGTTGATTTTAGAAAGCGAAAAGGGTGGTATTTTGAATGGCATTGGAAGCGAATGATACTCACACCCCACTTTGTCCTTTTGCAGTTTCCAAGGACTGCTACGCGGTTTTGTAGAAGCGTGATTGCAGACAGAATGCCAAAAGCCAATGAGTATTGGGGCGACGGCCCTTGGGATAAGCACAATCACCGCTGTGACATTCCTCCAGAATGGAAGGATCTCCCGGTTGTTGGTGTGGAACGTGATGTGCTCGACCTCTGGGCCTCATGGTATTACGCCGGGATAGCGATAAACGAAACAACCTTTGAGGACTATTACCGGCGCATCAATGAAATCGGGGGGAACGTCAAGCAGGTGAGCAAAGGCACTGGCGGGTTCATGCGTAAGTATCGTCATGCCATGTTCAGGAACGGACAAGACAATATTGATGATGTGTTATTTCTCGATTTTAAAAAGTTGAACCAGGAGATTTACTTGCTCTTAAAAGGATACGGACATAACGATTCAAGCATCCTCGAATCTCCGCCTCTGGAAGTGGGAGTTGAGCGGGCAGGCAAACCTTGGGAGGGGATTATCTCACCATTGATGGCCGGGTTGATTCTGTAAAGCGAAAAGAATGGCCCTGCCAACTGATTACGGTATTGAGATAAAACTCTTACTCAAATCCGACGGGGGTTGGGGGGGATTTTATACTTACTACAATCACGGGCTGGAGCCGCCTTTGGGTGGGGTAAGAAGCGACGCGGCAGATGAGGCTATATGGAAGGTTGAAAAGGCTGAGAGTCTTCTGCATTCCACCGATATTTGGATAAGGTATATCACAGATAACCTGAAGATTCCAAAGAACCACAACCCCGACCTGCCCTTGGAGTACTCATTAAGCGTAGAAGACAATGGGGACTTGTTGCTGGAGTTAAAGATGGAGACCCTGGAGTCTACAATAAGGTGGGATAAAGCCACTGGCAATATCACATTTAATGCCAGGGACGCTTTTGACCTTTCCTGGGATGGCTTTCTGTACTACAAGACAATCCTGGAGGATTTCGTGGCAAAGATCAAGGAGCAATGATGCAAGAGTCTTTTCATGGCCGATACTGGTATTGCAGTAATTGCCGGGAATTCCCCCCTGTAGAGCTTACAGTCTGTGAGTGCGGACACCCGCGTTATCCGGCTGCTCAACGCACTCTAAATCCCTTAATCCACGTATCGAAAATCCCGCCCGGGCTTCGGGGGGACAAGATGTACGTTTACCGCCAAAATGGGAAACAGGTCATGGACAAGATGCAAGCCAAGCAGAAAGAAAAGGAATTACAAAGGGTCAAGGAACGCAACGCCCAGCGTGCACCTAAGCCGTACGTGATTCAAGGAGGGACATCATAGGAAACGAATTAAAATTCAAATTCTCGTTCGAGTATAGAAAGGGTAGCGGGAAACCTCACAAGGTCCGTAGTTCCCAAACTATAACAGTTACCGGGAATAATGTGCGTGGGCTATCGTTACAAGCCATAGGCACTACCAAGGAGAACCTAGACAAACCCTCAGATATGGGCACTATTGGTTTTATCTATCTCCATAATCTGGACACAACCAATTTTTTAGCAATAGGTGATGATGCTGATGGACCTTCCCTTAAACTTAAGGCGGGCGAGGAGGTTTTCTTGAGGTGGGGGGCAAGCAACGTCTCTGTCCTTGCTGACACAGCAGGGTGTGATTTAGAATATATGCTTATTGAGGACTAGATGGCTGTTAACAAAGGCATACTGACTTCACGAGACATCGGCGGGCCTGCTAAGGAAGCGGGCGAAGGGAAGAACCCCGACAAGCGGCGTAAGTACAACTTCAGGAAAACCCCCAGGAAGAAGAAATAATGGCAGCCGCTATTCAGACTTACGAACTGCAATTGCTTTCGCTAGTGGGCGAAGCCTTGGCTGGCGATCTTAACCTTGCTACTGCCGACCTGGACGACGCTGCAAGTTATGCTGTGCGAAATATTGTCTCAGGTCTTCCGCTAAGGCTTCTGGAGCACATGGGGGCGACGAATGCTTTAACCGCCGGTACTGGGGGGGTGGCGATTACGACCAACAAGATTCTGGGTGTTACTCGCGTTGATGCCAATGGAATCATCCGTCCGGCCCGTAAGGTTCCTTATGTTTTAGAGGAAAGATTAGAAGACACAAGCGATTTACTGTACGCCCCGCCAACTGACCCAGCGTGGTATCCAAAGGATGGCAAAGTGTACGTTAAGCCTGATCCTACAACTGCTCAGACAGCGGCTGTTTCAGCCGTGTCTTATCCCACTATAGATGCCAGTGTTGATTCGACAGTCGCTGGTTTGCCAGACGAATTAGAACCCCTAGTTGTACTGGGGATGTTGATATGGGTCAAGTTAAGGGAAATGGGGCTTTCCAGGAGAAATTCCCAAACCGAACTTGAAGCGATAACCAGCTCGGGCTATCTGGCCGCCTTTGAAGGCGCTCTGCCTGTTTTTGTAGTCCCGGCGGAGCCGGATTTGCCGACCCTGATACTGGTGCCAATGAATCAAATCCCGACTCTTTCACTGTCGAGTGCAACAGATAGCTGGCCGACACTTACCCTTTCACCAAGTATTGTCCTGCCGTCATTGACGTTACCAACGATGGGAGACTTACCCGCTTATGTTAGTCCCGATATAGGTACAGCCGTGGGAACTCTATCTATCACGAGTAAAACTATAACCGACCCGGGGACTCTAACATTGCCGAATGATATAGTCCTTCCGGCTCTATCTCTAACTACTGCCCCTACATTTACCGATCTGGATTTGTCGGGGGTAAGCGTTCCCAGTGCGGTATTCTCGTATGAATCGGCTGGGGTTGAACCGGATGATACGATCACTGTAACAGCTCCGCTGCCAGCATACGATGGGCCAACGGCTTTTACCTATGACACTACCCATACTGCCGATGCTTTGACACAGGCTCAGGAGATGATGGATGATAGCGGGATAGGGTCTAGTGACGTGGAGGCATATATTGACACATCTAAGCATTTGGACCAAGCCCGTGTTGGAATAGATGCCATAGGTATGGAACTGAGGCGAGCTCAGACATCTATTCAGGATCAACAAGTTCAACTTCAGGATGTTGTTGAAAAGATACGTGAGGCTTTAGGGAAGTTTAACGGTGGGATCGCTGTATATCAGGCTGCACTAGCGAAGGAAGAGGCAGAAGCTCGGGTCGATGTTCAGGCTTACACTGCTAAGATGCAGGATAATAGGAATAACCTTGAAGAGCAGATAGGCCAGTACCGAGGCGATGTAGATAAATATCAGGCTAGGGTTAATGCTGTCGTTACGGAATGGGTGTCTGAGGAAGTACAGTTCAAACTTCAGAAATGGCAGTCTCAGGTTCAATCGGAGATAGGGGAGTTCAGGGAAAGATTCAATTCTGTAGTTAACAAGTACCAAGCCGAATCTAACGCCAAGATAAATGAACATCGGGCAAAAGTTGAGCGTGTCATTCGGGAGTTTGAGGTTGAGATGAGAGCCGATGTTTCTGAATGGACTGAGCAGAAAAAGGCCGACCTGCAGAAGCTCTCGGCGGATATTCAGGGAGCACTGGGGAAACATCAGAACTCGGTAAATGCCGTCATAAATCAATTCCGTGAACTGTCTACTTCTGTGGTAAATGAATTTCAGGCAAAGGCAACTCCTCAGATTCAACAGTATATTGCTATTACTGGCGCAGAGGTAGCAGAGCACAGATCAAAGGTTGAAGCATACCTGAATGAACTCAGAACTCTTAGGGATTCCGAGATCGGGGAGTTCCAACAGAAGTCTGCCGCTTACACAAATGAGTATCAGGCCAAGAACACAGCACTTATCAGTGAGAAACAAACTGAATCAAGGGCACTTATTGATAAATATGCGGCCCTGTTAAATGCAGATGTGCAGAAATTTAACGGCAAACTGGCGAAAGCAAGGTCCTATCTGGAAGAGGCGCAAATCAGGCTGGCGACAATGCAGAGTTTCGACCAGAAGAGCATCGCGGCCATGAACGAGGCGAAGGCGCTTCAGGCCGAATTTGACAAAAAACTAGAAGGATATATTAAACAGTTCTAGGAGGAGTTAATAATGGCAGCGACTTATAAAGTCAATTTTGCAGTTTCATGTACCCCGGTTGAAATACCGGCAGTTGAATATGGGACTGCACAGGAGCAGATTTCCAGTGAGGTTGGCAAGTCACTGGGTGGCAGCGGCTCTATTGCGATGGCTGACTTCGCAGGCGGGGCGGCTGTCCAAGGCTACAACGATCAGACGGTCAACTACTTGGAGTGTGTGGATAACAGTTCAACTCAAATATCAAGCGAAACAACTGCTAAGTTTGTGTTTATTAAGAACACCGGATACTTATTCAGTAGCGCCACTGTCCTTGGGGCGGCCCTGGCCGATCATTTGGTTAGTGTTACGGCTGAGGGGGGTACAGACACGGTTATCCTTGCTACATTAAATGCTGGAGAGGCAGTTATATTTAAGGCTGAGGAGGTATCTAATCTCCCGATAAACTGCACTTATATCAAGGTAAGGACTTATGAATCTGATGGGTCTGCGGCTGGCGCAACGGATCATCTAGCAGTTGAATATTTGGTTACTGACTAATGAGCGAGAATGCCAAAAGTTTCGCACAAATCTTTCAGGAAATCCAACAGGTTTTCCCTGATGCAGGCGAAGCTTACGTTAGGCGGATTTTGGATAATATCATTAACGAAATCTCAATAGAAAGAAACCTAAAGAAGAAAGAGACCCCCATCAATTCGGTAGACGGGCAGATGTTCTACGATTTAAGCGTCTTGGGGCCTGCCAAGATATTCCGGGTGGACTTTATGAACGACGATGGAGACTATGTCCTGATCCCTAGACTTTTGGACGGGGAGTTCATCCGCAAATGGGATATTACGTAGTTAGTTATGGCAAGTTCAATCACCAGGCCGGACAATAAACTCTCCTGGTTCATATCGGGGGATAGGCTGGCGGTTGCCACTAAAAGCAGTGGCTCGTGGGCAGCAATAAATGAAACCGTTACTGATGGGATACTGGTTCACTACTATGGGGAGCCTGATCCCATACCGTATGACCAGCCCGAACAGTACCCCGACATTCATCCGGCGCTGCATTCGGCACTGGTGGATTATGTCAAGGGGAAGCTCTTTCTGGACAGAGCCGGACAGTTTGCCCAAGTCCCTGAGACTGCCGCTGTGTACCTGAGCCTTTCCAGAGAACACATGCGAGTTTGGAAGAACATGGTAAACCGGAGACTGCCGTCTCTGACAACTAAAATAGCGGGGCCTAGATTTATGGTGCCGCTACCAATTAACAGCAGATAAGGAGATATTGTGCCTGCTTTAGCAGATATAGGACGGGTGAAAGTTGATGTGCGTCACCCAAATTTCTGGAAGGCGACATTTAATACGGCAACGGCTCAAACTGCAAAAGAGCTTGTAGCAGCACCTAGCGCAGGGGAGCATCTTGTTTTGACAGACTTTTCAATGAGCGCCGAAGGGACGGCCAATACAATTAAGTTGGTTGAAAAAACCGCAAGCCAAACAGATATTGTTGAAGTAATCTATCTTGCAGATAATGGTAACCTGTCACACAATTTTAAGATGCCGATGGCTCTTTCAAGTGCAGTGAATTTAGGGTTTGTCTCAAGCGTATCGGATAATCACAGTGTTACTGTCTCTGGTTATACTGAACCTGATTAAAGGAGAATAATAATGGCTTTAGCAGACGTGGGTCGAACAAAAGTTGATAATCGTCACCCAAATTTCTGGAGGTATACAATTAATACCTCTGCGGCTCAAACCTCTACAGAGATGGTAGCGGCTCCAGGTACTGGCAAGCACCTGGTTTTAACGGACGTAATTATGAGTGCGCTTACGGCCAATTCGATAAAACTGGTTGAAGATACCACAAGCGCCGTGGACATCCATGAGATTGTCTATCTGGGTACTACCGGGAATTACTCACATAGTTTTGCGATACCAATGGCACTATCAAGCAACGTGAATCTGGGATTCACGTCATCGGCTTCTGCGGCCCATTCGGTGACTGTAACGGGATTTACAGAGGTTGATTAAAGAACGATGACTTACCACATCAGATGCAAAAAAGACGATAAGGTAGTCAGGGTTATCAAAGATGTCATAGGCCATGCGCTCGTGCCAGACGCGCCAGGATTGCTCATGGTACAACTAGAGAATGACGAAAGGGTTTTTGTCAACTTTGACCACTTCGATTTCCTGGACTTCAGCAACGGTTGGGCTAAGGGAGAAGCGATTGCTGCTCAGGCGGCGGCCAAGGCTGCGGAGGCAAAGAAGAACGACCCCAAGCCAGTAATAACCGGGCCTGGTGGCTCAAGCTGAAGGGAGACGAAATGCCAAAGGGTGCTCATAAGAAGTTAACTAAAAAGAAAGCTAAGAAAATCCTCAAACATGGATCGGTACGGGGGCATAAACTGACCAAGAAACAGAAAGGGTTTTTCGGCGCTAGGGCTGAAGGAGCGCCTGTCCGCCGCAAGACCTCCAGCAAAACCCGGAGGCGTAGATAACCCTAATGCCTAAAATTGCCCACAATAGGCCCAGGAGAGCGTTTAAGACAGGTTGTCGCTGGATTGGGGGCTAGGTGGCCCTTAAACAGATAGCGTCTTCTAAAGTCCATCCCGGCACCCAGATGAAAGAGGGAGAGTGGCGGTTTGCGGCCAGACCCAGAAGGCTATTTCACAAGTATTTTGGGATTCTGCATGAGTTCTGGCCTGGGGAACCGTTGTTTGTTGATGGATCTAATAAGATGCGGCCGAGGGTGAACTTCCGAATTACGGGAGCCTTCGCCTCCGCAACGAAAACAATTACAGTATCGGCAGACGATACAGATGTTTCAGGGATAAATATCCTTTTTATAAATCCTGGCGCTGCTTTGGTAATAGGCGGCTTTACTGGTGGGGTGGCAGGACAGATGTTGTTTATCTCTGCATTATCTAACGGACAGGATATAACTCTTGAGCATAATAAGGGAGTAAGTGACCAAGATGTATTCCTGCACACGGGAGGGGATGAAGCATTAAGCACAGAATATGGCGGCTGGACTTTAGCCTGTGACGGTTCAGATTGGTATGATACAGAACACTCAAAGCATGTTTAGGGCAATGTAATGGCTTTCCAATATGAAAAGATACCAGGATTTAAAGCGGGGCTTATCAACAGACCCGACCCGCGAGATATACGGCTGACCGATCCAAGGGGGTTATCCAAGGCCCAGAACATCTCCCTGGATATAGGTGGCAAAATAAGGACTATCGGCGGGCTGGAGGATTTTACCAAGGTTGACGGGGCTACCGCACTTACCCAGACGGCTAAGATTTGTCCGGGTTCGGGGCTATTTCCCTATGGGAGCGATCACTGGAAGGGGACTATAACCGCGACCGATCTATTGGATGCCGGGACTGCTGTTTCATTAACAGGAGAAGCTGACAATGTTGGAGATTGGGTAACTGCAGGCGGTGGTGCGCCAGTACTCGATTCTGTAGATGACACGGATAGTGGCGCTATTGCAACCAATGGTGGCGATTGGATTTTTAAACTTACTAGTGCCCAAAATGTTGGAATAAAAGAAACTGCAACCACGGTTGTAGGGCAGGGATATTTATGTTCTGTCGATGTATATAATGTGGACGCCCCATACGTTTATTTAACTGTTGGCACGTCCAGTGGAGCTCCCGTGCAAACACCACATGATACTACACAAGGGTCTTGGTTCACTCTACAGATTGAATATGTAGCTGTTACCACCAGCACGAGAGTTGATCTTACTGCAGCTATGAGTGCGGCTCAAACAATATATGCGGACGATTTTTATTTAACCAAAATACCTACTGTTGATTTGGACACTAACTGGGTGGCATTGGCTGATGCTGCCAATGCACAAGTGGATTTGTATAATGTCAATGATGATGCTTTAGGCTTTGTGCCAGCTCTGTTAGACTTTGGGACTGTATTCTCTTATGTTGGCACTGCTGATAAAATCAATTTTCCGACAACTAAGACAATTACCGATGCCAATAGTGAGTTTCTAAACCAAGGGATTCGATCTGGGGATATTCGTGTTATTTCCGGTTGCACTAGCGAGACGGCAAACAATATAATGTTTGTTGTTGAGCATGTAACGGCAGGGACTATTACAGCACGAGGCAATCCCTTTACTGTGGCCGCTGATGAAGATGGAACTGTAACCCTTACCAAGTACAATCCAACGGCATTTCACTACGTCAACGAGGCTTTGAGGGCGAGTCCTGCTAACGGGGGAATCGCACTAAGGCCCAAACATTACTCTTTTGCAGATCGAATTCATTTTGAGGGGGCGGGTTCATCTGAAAGGAAGTTCGCCAGCTGGTACGCAAACGATGTTGGCCCTGTTCCCCCCACTGATATTGCTTTTGATGCGGCTGTCGATAGTGGACTTTCCGGCAATTTGACCGCTGGCGCAGGTTGGGAAGTTGGCATGACGGTAACTGCTGATGACGGCGAATGGCCT